GCCGTAGGTAAGCCAGATCACCGCCTCAAAACATTGCCATTCCCGGCCTGACAGTCTCAGGCGAGGCTTAAGCTGTTGGATCTCGTTAGCGACCTTGGTATACCCGTTCGACAGGTCGGCCATACGACCTCCCGGTTGTTCGGTTTTATTTGGGAAATTGATTATTTCAGCGGTGTTTGACATACTGTTCTCCGCAATTACGCACTGTTTTTGCACCTGAAAGCCGTTGGTGTTCGAGCACCGCGGCTTTCGCCATTTTTGAACCGGTCATATAGCCCCCAGCATAATCTGCACCATTTCCATCAACGGACCGGTTAACCCAGGGTCAACGCGATACATCTCCACGATCCCCTCGCTCAACTCTTTCAGCTTCTGATGACGTGGCGCATCCATTGCGACAGCAATCTTCGCTTCGCTGGTTTCCTTCTCCAGCCTTGCCAGACGAGCCATTACGTTGTCTTCTGGTAGCAGACGATTGCGGTATTCAATCGGCAGGACAGCGAGGATTGCCGGCGTCAGCTGGCGGACGTTCTCGCGGTACCGTTCGCTGTTGAAATGGTTATCCAGGAAGCGGAACAGCTTCTGCCGGGCACGGCTGTGATCTGCCGGAAAGTCGATACCTTCGCCACCTATCCGGTGCCACTCTTCAACGATCAGGGCCGTTACAACGTCCTGCCCGGCTACTGCTGACCAGGCGCGAACAGCATCACGGAGGGCACCACAACTGACGCCCGGTTTTGGTTGAGCGCGATTTATCAGCGCTGCTGAAATGAACCCGTTACTCTGTTGATACGTAAGTGATTGCATAGTTACATTCCTTACTTTGGTAAACCGTCACTTGGGTTTGGATAGAGATCAGGGCGCAGCTCGTGTGGAGTTACGCCGGTAGCCGCGTAGATTTGAAGGACCCGATCAGCAGGCACCACGCCCTGGTACCGGTTTTTCCAGCGGCTGACCGACATCGGCTTGATGCCCAGCATGGTTGCGAGATTTGTTGCAGTGCCAGCGGACTTAATGGCTTTCGTTAACCCGTTCATCGTTGTCTCCGATTTGAATACAATCAAATTAAGCCTGAGACTTAATTTATTGTCAAGCCTGAGGCGAATTTTCAAGTTTAAGAAAAAGGCTTATTCTTCTAACCATGAAAGAGAAAACCGTACTTAATCCGATACTTGTCGAACGCCTTTCAGAGCTGAACGGGCGCGGTATGACCAAATCCGATATGGCCAGGGTTGCTGGGGTAACCCCGCAGTCTGTGAACGGCTGGTTTAAAAAAGGCGTGATCAGCAAGAAATCAGCTCTCGCTGTCGCTGACGCAGCTGGCGTGTCTGTGCCTTGGTTACTCGGTGAGGATGTCGGCGAGAAGGACGGACTTAAGCCGGACGAACAGCGCCTGCTTGAGCTCTACCGCCAGCTGCCAGAAGAAGAGCAACAGAACATGCTCCGCATCTTTTCGATACGTCTTAAGGAACTGGATGAGCTGTATGAGAAGTACATGAAGGGGCGGATTCGCTCGCAGGGGGACTGAATCGCTTTAGGTTTGTCCTGAATTTTTAGTTCCCATGAGACAATGATGTCTTTACTGGGGGGTGATTCCGCCATTTATGTTAGATTGAAAAAAACTATCAATTTAATTAATATTTATCACTACTACACGGGATGTTTTGCAATGACAGCTGAGATTGTTGTAATAAATAATACTGGAATCGCCCTTGCTGCTGACTCTGCAGTCACCACAGAGCATAATAGATTAGTAAAAATAAATAATAGTGCGGAAAAACTATTCGAACTATCTAAACACCATCCCGTGGGGATCATGATTTATAATAATGCGACACTGGGTGGCGCACCGTGGGAACTTATAATTAAATCCTATAGAAAACAATTGGGGAAAACTAGTTTCCCTACCATTAAAGAATATGTTAATGACTTTGTAAAATTCATCAATGGTAACTCAGACCTTATAACAAATGAAATGAGAGAGGCTTGCGTTATAAACCTTGTTGTTGATAACCTCAAAGGTTTGATGAGATACATTAATGATAATAATGTAGTAAACTATTTAACAATGAACCCCGCCGTTGAACTCGACAATGTTATTTTTCAAAACATAGTTAAGCAAGCCTTTGATTTAGAGATAGAAATCTTAAGGAATAATCTCTTTTTCGAAGGGTTTGATACAGAAGAGTTTAATGATGCTTTAGCATATATACAAGATTTAATATCGCCATACATTTCATCAATTATTGTTCTTGATAACTGTGAAAATATACAGCAAGAGCTTATGGAAAAAGTCATATTATATTCCACTTGTTTAATTTTCAAAGTCCATGCTAGTCGTACATATTCAGGGATTGTTATAACAGGTTATGGAGAGGAAGAATATTACCCTTCCATTTGCACTCTTCATATCTACGGCATTTTTAAAAACAAATTGATGATCCATAATATTAATGATAAATCCCATAATAAGGTAACCAATATGGGGTTTGTTATACCATTTGCTCAAGAAGATGAAGTAGTAACTTTCATTGATGGGTGCAACCCTAACATCATTAATTTTAACAGAACTCTTACAGAGGAAGTTTTTGATCGGCTTAATCATTATGTTTCTAGCAATATTTTCCCTGCAATGAACAATGGAGTACTAGCCAATCACTTCTCCAGTGAAATTGAGGAACTCAAAAACGTACTTTTACAAGATCACGATACTAAACTTGAAAGCTATATTGTTAATAACCATACAAATAAAATGATATCGATGTTGCAATCACTTGGGAAGGCAGATCTTGCGTATATGGCCGAATCATTAGTGAACATCACTGCATTCAAAAGAAAAGTATCACATGATTATGAAACTGTCGGTGGGCCTGTTGATGTCGCTGTGATATCAAAAGTTGATGGATTTGTTTGGGTAAATCGTAAACACTACTTCCCTAAAGAGCTAAACTCTAACTACTTTAATCGTCAATAACACATAAGGAGATATTAATGTCTATAAAGCAAGCTCTCAATAACGCTTATAAAATCATTGTAAATCAAAAATTTGGTAATAAAGAACAGCAGCACTCGCCGAAAGGATTTAACCAGCAGTAATGAAAAAACCCGGCCACAGCGCCGGGTTTTTTACACCCTCACCCACCATCTCAGCCGCCAACACCCAGCCACGAAGTCCCCGATCTCGACCTTAGCGTCGGGATTTTTTTTGCCTGCAATTCGGTGAACATCACGATTAAGCCTGAAACTTACAATCACATTTCGCCTGGAGCTTGACATGATTTAAGTCTCAGGCTTAATATGCAATCACCAAGACGCACCACGAACCACCCAGGCATGGAGCCCACGAAGTAGCCGTCCGGGGCATACGAAGACCGGAATGAGGTGGTGAGATTAACGCGCAGTAGGTTTGAAACGTTCCGCCAGCCTGGCGACAAGGGCAAAGCACAGAGTGAGCTTCGCGGTGGTGAATTGCAGAGTTAAAACGCTCAACCGTGAAGATCAGCGCCGCGGCACCACCAGCGAAGTTCACTCAGAAAAACTGGAGAACATCATGGTTCATCAGCACTACGGTACACAGACAGTAAACCGCGGCGCAGTTCAGCCGGGGATGCTCGTCAAACACAAAGACTCAACCTGGACGGCATCAGCTAACGCTCGCGGACGTTTGTATCTGCATCGCGGCGTAGAAATGACTTACACCAAGGATTTGCTGGTTGAAGTTTATCTGAACGGTCTGGGGCATGGACTCAGCCACTAGCGGAGGATGTCATGTTAGACAAGAAATGCGGATATTGCGGCAAGCCGGTTAAAACGGAGGAAGTAATCAAGAGCACCCTTCTCTATCGCAACGGCTCACAGCTGGCGCGCAAAGAAAAAGAGTATTGCTCCAAACGTTGCGCTTCGCACGACCAGATGGCTCACGAAGGCTAACGTAAAACCCGCGCAAGGCGGGATTCACGTCCGGTGCCACCGACCAAAGTTACACCGGAATTTATACCAAACCAAAAAACATCCAATGGGCGCTATCTCTGGCCCGGGGATTCTAACACTCAAAAAAGAGGATCTCACATGGAATTTTTCCATCTGATAAAAGCCAGTCAGAAGTCTGGCAAGAAAGATGCAGTGATTTGGTTCACTGCGAAAAGTGTAGCGCGCGCCAATCTCCAACTCGATGTGGCACTGGAAGAAGCCGGAATTGAAGAAACTGGCCGCGGTAAAGATTATGCCAAACCAATCCGCACCGATTTCCCGGTATATGACGACCTGCCGGAAGAAGGCGCAGTGGATTACACCTGGTGCGAACGCTACGAACTGCAGAACGATGACCGCACCTGGCTGCCAAAAGTCACAGCTGAAAACTCTGACGAGAAAACGGCTCAGACCGTTGATAGTCACATAACTACTGAGTCAACGCTGCCAGAAACCGCTGGCATCACGCTGGACGAACACGACGACGACTCAACCCTCTACCCGGTAGTGCAGATGCCGTTTCGTAAGCAACTGCTTTCCCAGTTCACCGCCGACGAACTGCGCCACCACGTAACCCGCGAAGAGTACGAAGCTATCGGCGCGCTGGAGATGGACACTGATAACAGTTACGTCCAGAACTTGCTGTTAGCTGCTGAGAACTGCCCGGAAGTGAAGGGTTACGACACCAAAGACCTGTGGCGCTACACCGATGCCATTCGCAAAGTGTTCAGCCAGGACAAGCGTCACGAACTCGCGCTGGTACTCCGTTTCACCAGAATGTGGGCGGCTACTGATTACATTGACCGTTGCATCCTGGCGCGTGAATGGGCTGCCGGTAATCACATCAGTAGTGTTCAGCGTACTGATTCCGGAACCAATGCCAACGGCGGTTACGTCACTGACCGTGGACCTGATACATACCATACCCTTGACACTCTCGATTTAGAGATTGCATGTGCCCTTCTGCCTATGGACTTCAACCACTTCGAGATCCCGGGCAGCATTCTTCGTCGCGCTAAAGAAATCGTGACCAAAAAAGAAGAACCGTGGAAATCATGGAGCAGCATTCTGCGCAATCAACCCGGCGTTCTTGGCGTTAACCGCACAGCTATTTTTAACCTGATACGTATCGCGCCGGAAAATATTCATCTAACTCCTGTCGCTCACCTGGAGTTTGTTAAGCGGACCATGACTGCTGCGTTTAATGCTGCTGTTGAGTTATTGCCATTGCATGAAGCTGAGCCCGCAACACAGGAAATTCCCCAACCTGAAAGTAAGGAGTCTCCACGCAAACCCTTCTGCACTCACGAAGAGAACCTGCAACGCGTACGTGAAGAAGAAGCACGCCGCCGCGCAGAGGAAGCGACAGCACAACCACATAAAGCCGAACAAGAACTGGTTAAAAATGTCGGCAACGGAATATTCGATGTTACGGCTTTACTGCAGAACTCAGCAACTCATGGCACGAAACAGGCTACGGAAACCACCAGCAATGTGCAGGTTCAAGAAACTGTCAGTGATGAAAAAAATGTTGGTAATGAAATGCAGTCAGGCGAAAGCAGTCTGGAAACTGGTGAAGAGTCACATCCCGGCCAGCAGGCCGATGTAAACCAAAATACGGAATCTGTCGCTCAAAATAGCGATTCTGTAAACCAGACTGAACCAGTTTTGGCACACGTCGAGCCAGAGGCGCAATCTGACGAACAAGCTGTTTTTTACCCCGATTACTTCGAGCCTGGGCGCTATGAAGGTCTGCCGAACGAGGTTTACCACGCTGCCAACGGCATCAGTTCCACCCAGGTAAAAGATGCGCGCGTTTCGCTGATGTACTTCAATGCGCGCCACGTTGAGAAAACCATCGTCAAAGAGCGCTCCTCAGTGCTGGACATGGGAAACCTGGTACATGCGCTGGCGTTGCAGCCAGAACAGCTCGATGAAGAATTTAGCGTTGAACCCGTAATTCCGGAAGGTGCATTTACCACCACGGCAACGATCCGCGCGTTTATTGATGAGTACAACGCCAGCCTGCCAGCGCAACTGAGCGCAGACGATATCAAAGCTTTGCTGGATGAATACAACGCCACCCTGCCAGCGCTGGTGCCGCTGGGCGCTAGCCTGGATGAAACGGCGCAGAACTATATGGCGCTGCCAGCTGAATTCCAACGTATCGATACAGATCAGAAGAAGACAGCAACAGCAATGAAGGCGTGCATCAAAGAGTACAACGCCACCCTGCCAGCGCAGATTAAAACCAGCGGCAGCCGCGACGCACTACTCGAACAACTTGCGATTATCAATCCTGACCTGGTCGCGCAGGAAGCTCAGAAGCTGCAACCGCTGAAAGTCTCTGGCACGAAGGCCGATCTGATTCAGGCCGTGAAGGCAGTCAAACCAGATGCAGTGTTCGCCGACGAGCTGCTCGATGCTTGGCGCAACAACCCGGAAGGGAAAGTGCTGGTTACCCACCAGCAACTTGCCACCGCGCAGGCAATTCAGTCAGCACTGCTCTCGCACCCGACCGCAGGCATGCTGCTAACCCACCCGAGCCGCGCCGTTGAGGTGAGCTACTTTGGCTTTGACGAGGAGACGGGACTGGAAGTTCGTGTGCGCCCTGACCTTGAGATCGACCTAGACGGCGTGCGTATCGGTGCTGACCTGAAAACCATCAGCATGTGGAATGTTAAGCAGGAAAGCCTGCGCGCCAGGCTACACCGGGAAATTATTGAACGTGATTATCACCTGAGCGCGGCTATGTACTGCGAAACCGCAGCGCTGGATCAGTTCTTCTGGATTTTCGTCAACAAAGACGAGAACTACCACTGGATCGCCATCATCGAGGCATCCGCTGAACTACTGGAGCTGGGTATGCTCGAGTACCGCAAAGCGATGCGCAATATCGCAACCGGATTCGACACAGGTGAATGGCCAGCGCCAATCACTGCTGACTACACCGACGAACTGAACGACTTCGACCTGCGCCGCCTTGAAGCGCTGCGTACTCATGCATAAGGGGAATGATGATGGAAAACACGAATATCGTAACCGCTGAACAGCAGACTCCAAACACGATCTCAGCCAGCAATGCCATTTTCAACGTGCAGGCTTTAACCCAGCTTCAGTCTGTCGCCGGGTTGATGGCACAGGCAGCCGTAACGGTGCCTGAGCACCTCCGCGGCAATCCGGCAGACTGCATGGCCATCATCATGCAGGCGATGCAGTGGGGTATGAACCCTTACGCCGTGGCGCAAAAGACGCACCTGGTTAACGGTGTCCTGGGATACGAAGCGCAACTGGTTAATGCGGTGATCTCCAGCTCAAACGCCATCGTTGGCCGCTTTCACTATGAGTACGAGGGCGACTGGTCGAAATGTGCCAGCAGCCGCGAGATAACCGTTAAAAAGCCTGCGAAAGGTGGCGGGACGTACGACAAGAAAGAAATGGTACGCGGTTGGGAAAGTGCTGATGAACAAGGACTGTCGGTACGGGTAGGTGCCGTTATTCGCGGTGAAAGTGATATCACCTGGGGAGAGCCTGTTTTCCTCTCCAGCGTAATCACACGTAATTCTCCACTTTGGGTATCAAACCCGAAACAGCAGATCGCTTATCTGGCACTCAAATACTGGGCGCGCCTGTATTGCCCTGCAGTTGTTCTTGGTGTGTACACCCCTGATGAGATTGAACAGCGCACAGAAAAAGAGATCAACCCAACGCCGCAACGCGTTAGCCTGGCTGATATCTCAGGTGACACCGTCACAACCACGCAAAGCGCACAGGAATCGTCGGTAAATGTCGACTCTCTTGCCGATGATTTCCGCGAACGCATCGAATCTGCTCAGGACGTGGATAGCGCCAAATCGCTGCGTGCCGACATTGAAACGGCGAAAGCTACGCTGGGATCCGCACTATTCACCGAGCTGAAAAACAAAGCCGTAAAGCGTTATTACCTAGTGGATGCACGCAACAAGGTTGAGGAGGCTATTAAATCCCTGCCCCAGCCCGACGAGCCGCATGCAGCCGAACGGTTCGCTGAAGCCGAGCGCATGCTTGCATCTTCAAAGCGTCACTTAGGCGATGAACTGCACGATCAATTCAGCATCACCCTGGCGGATATGAAACCGGAATACGTGGCCTGACGAGACCGGGAGGGGTAACCCTCCCTCAAGGAGATTATATGCGACTGATCAATCGAGGAAGTAAGCAATCACCTTTAGCTCGCCAAGCATGCGACATCGCGCTGGCAGCTCACTTGCAAACATATGGCGACTATGGGCGAAGCAAGATGAAAGAGACTTATACGGTGAAGGTTGAAGGCGTGAAAGTCTGGGTGGAGGTGGTGAACCGAAAGGCGAGCTACGTGGCCACAGCGATGACCGGCATGCGCCGTCTCCGCTCCCTGCCCGGGCAGGTTGGTTGAAAAAGATTTTGAATGGCCCGAACGGGCAACTGGAGAGAGCTATGGATGATATTTTGGTAACGTCAGACCTGACCAGTCGCTACAAAATTTCACGCAAAACCCTTTGGTCATGGCAAAGTGCAGACACAATGCCTCGGGGCTTCGTATGCCCGTTCCCACCCCCTGACTGGCCCGGCAACCCTAACCGCTGGCGCTCTGAGTCAATCAAAGAGTGGGAGGATAAAAAGAAGATAAATTAACTGAAGGGCTCTCCGATGATCTCTTCAAGATGGCTCTGCCAAACGCGGAGCCAGTGTTTCTGATCATCGATATAGTCATGAAGGTTGTAATGCGCCATAACCCCCACCATCTGATGCCCGAGCAGCTTTTCAATTACGTGCGGCGGGCAACCTAACTCAGAGAGATTTGTGGCTATCGTCCGCCTCATATCATGAAGCGACCACTCTGCCATACCTGTTCCATTCCAAATAGAACGGGCGTAATTGGATGCCACAGGTGAATGAACGGGCGAATCTTTGATCCCGCCATCAATTTTACGTTGTGAAGTCACCAGGTGATTGGTGTTTATTTTCTTGAGGTGATTTCTGACCAGGTTAACGGCGGCGTCTGAGAGTCCCCTTCTAATATGTACCCGAGTTTTATAACTGCCCGCAGGCACGACCCACTCATTATCATCCAATCGAAACCATGATCTCTCACTAAGTCGAATCTCAGCCGTACGGCATCCGGTAAGCATAATAAATTTCACCAGGAAAACGGACTCTATCGACATATGGCTTTTCAACCACTGATAGATTTTGCGCAGATCGTCATCGTCCATCCTGCGAGTTCTCTTTTTAGGCTTTTGCCCGACATCAGATGGCAGTAATCCCTCGAGTGGGTTTGAGGCGATCACACTTCTGTTAACGCAGAACCTAAACGCCCGTTTGCACAGCGAAAGCATGTAATGAGCCATCACCCTGCTTTCTATAGAATCGAAGACGTTGATCCAGTGCATTTTCGCTGTGTTATCGACTTTGACATTCTTCATCGGTTCGGCGATATGTTTCTCAAACACCTGGCGATAGTAATCGACTTTAACTAGCCCGTTAGCGATACAGTGCCTTTCAATCCAGTAATTGAACGCTTCGGCAACGGACATCGCTTCCTGTCGGGTCTGCTTATCCAGCTTCACCTGCTCTCGCGGATCCAGTCCCTCAGTTAACCAGTTTCTGAATTGTTGGCGACGCTCTCTTGCCTGGGTGATACTCATTGCAGGATAATCACCAACATTGAGTTTTACCGCTTTACCGGCCCAGCGATACCGATAGAAAAATGATATTTTTCCGGCCTGGCTGATTCTGGCGTTGAGCCCGTGCGAATCAGAAATAATCTCGATATCATCTCTTTTCTTGCCGAGCGCCTTCCTGAGCTTTGTGTCGGTGATCATTGAATGGGTACACATTTTTGTTTTTGGGTACACAAAAGTGTACACAAAGTTGCCCACTCAAAGCTACACGCAATGTAACACTAGTTCGCAGAGTGTTATGGTTTACATCCTTGAAAGCCTGCTGGATAAGGGTTTAGCGTAACAGAACGTTTTTACGCGGAATTGTTCGTAATATGCCAAATGACAATTTAAGAAAGTGTTCTGAATAGAGATTCAATATTTAAGGGCACGGTTTTTGCAACCGTGTTCTTGTTTGGCCTTTCCTTATAGCCGGTCAGTGCATTCACTACCACAAGCAGATAATAACTTTATCTGTATTTCTTTATATGATGTGAACATATTCAGGAAAATGCCCTTTCCTGACGCAGAGTTGCTCGCTCAAAACCTTTGATTACTGCCGATAAAGTCATCTACTATTGTTTAACACATTCACGCGCTGCATGTATGTTCAGAAAATGTGCACGCTAAGATAATTAAACAAAATTGTGGTTACAGAGGTATCAGTGAGTCACTGGGCTACATTCAAACAAACAGCAACAAATTTATGGGTGACCCTACGGCACGACATTCTCGCGCTGGCCGTCTTTTTAAATGGATTGCTTATTTTTAAAACAATCTATGGTATGTCGGTCAATTTGCTTGATATTTTCCATATCAAAGCATTTTCAGAGTTGGATCTCTCCTTGCTGGCAAACGCCCCACTATTTATGCTCGGCGTCTTTCTTGTCCTGAACTCCATTGGCTTACTGTTCCGGGCAAAGCTCGCATGGGCAATCAGTATCATTTTGTTGTTGATAGCGCTAATTTACACCCTGCATTTTTATCCCTGGCTGAAATTTAGTATTGGATTTTGCATTTTTACGCTGGTGTTTTTGCTGATACTGCGCAAAGACTTCTCCCACAGTAGCGCCGCAGCCGGGACAATTTTTGCATTTATTAGTTTCACGACATTACTGTTTTACTCAACCTACGGTGCGCTTTATTTAAGCGAAGGTTTTAATCCGCGAATAGAAAGTTTGATGACCGCGTTCTATTTTTCGATAGAAACCATGTCAACCGTCGGCTATGGCGATATTGTCCCTGTTTCTGAATCAGCACGATTGTTCACTATTTCGGTCATTATTTCCGGCATTACCGTTTTTGCCACATCTATGACCTCAATTTTTGGTCCGCTTATCCGCGGGGGATTCAACAAACTTGTAAAAGGAAACAATCATACAATGCATCGTAAAGATCATTTTATTGTTTGCGGACATTCGATTCTCGCCATCAATACGATCCTGCAACTGAATCAACGCGGACAAAACGTAACGGTTATCAGCAACTTGCCTGAAGATGATATCAAGCAACTTGAGCAACGCTTAGGCGATAACGCTGATGTTATCCCCGGTGACAGTAATGACAGTTCAGTATTAAAGAAAGCGGGAATCGATCGTTGCCGGGCCATTCTGGCGCTGAGTGATAACGATGCAGATAACGCGTTTGTTGTACTCTCGGCAAAAGATATGAGCAGTGATGTCAAAACAGTTCTCGCCGTCAGTGATAGCAAAAACCTGAATAAGATTAAGATGGTACATCCGGATATCATTCTCTCACCGCAACTGTTTGGCAGCGAAATTCTGGCGCGAGTTTTAAATGGTGAAGAGATTAATAATGATATGCTCGTTTCAATGTTGTTGAACTCCGGTCATGGCATTTTCAGCGATAACGATGAACAAGAAACGAAAGCTGACAGTAAAGAATCAGTGCAAAAATAGAGTTTAAAGACGAAAGAGTAAACTTGTTGGGCACCGCAATGGTGCCCAGTATATTTAGATATTGTAGATCGCAAACAATAACGAGTTACGCTGTTTGTTTAGAATGCACTTCCTGATGCTGTGGATACGCATATTTCGGCGCGATTGCCCCTCAAGCCAACGCGATTTACGTCGGCTAGCCTGACGCTGCATGCGCCAGCGCCCCACTTCCGTTCTACTCCGCTTCATGTTAACTACTCTATGCAATAACAGAATGGTCATTATACCCCCACCCCCGACGCTGACCAGTGCTTTTCCCGCGTTTTTATTTGCCAGATGAATCCATATGCGTAAACTCATAACAATGCGCTTTCAAAAGGATTTCTAATCTATGACAACCGTTTATACGTTGGTGAGTTGGTTGGCCATTCTGGGATACTGGTTGCTCATTGCAGGCGTAACTTTACGCATTCTAATGAAACGACGCGCAGTTCCCTCCGCGATGGCCTGGCTGTTGATTATTTACATTCTGCCGTTAGTCGGAATTATTGCCTATCTTGCCGTTGGCGAGCTCCATTTAGGCAAACGCCGCGCTGAGCGCGCCAGAGCGATGTGGCCTTCCACCGCAAAATGGCTTAACGACCTTAAAGCCTGTAAGCATATCTTCGCCGAAGAAAATAGCAGTGTCGCTGCGCCATTATTCAAGCTTTGCGAGCGTCGTCAGGGGATCGCTGGGGTCAAAGGGAATCAGCTACAACTGATGACCGAGTCAGATGATGTGATGCAGGCGTTAATCCGCGACATCCAGCTCGCGCGCCATAATATTGAGATGGTGTTTTATATCTGGCAGCCCGGCGGCATGGCGGACCAGGTGGCTGAATCATTAATGGCGGCTGCACGGCGTGGTATTCATTGCCGATTGATGCTCGACTCCGCCGGGAGTGTGGCTTTTTTCCGCAGCCCGTGGCCCGAGCTAATGCGTAATGCCGGTATTGAAGTGGTCGAAGCCTTAAAGGTCAATCTGATGCGTGTGTTTTTACGCCGTATGGACCTGCGCCAACATCGCAAGATGATCATGATCGATAATTACATCGCGTACACCGGCAGCATGAATATGGTCGATCCTCGCTACTTCAAACAAGATGCGGGCGTAGGGCAATGGATTGATCTGATGGCGCGTATGGAAGGCCCCATCGCCACCGCGATGGGGATTATTTATTCCTGCGACTGGGAGATTGAAACCGGAAAACGTATTCTGCCGCCACCACCAGATGTCAATATTATGCCGTTTGAACAGGCCAGCGGTCACACCATTCACACAATTGCTTCTGGCCCCGGCTTTC